TTCTTCGTCACCGTCGCCTTCCATGTCAAGGTGTTCGTCTAGCATTTCGCCAAGTTGCTTTAAATACTCTTCACCGTTCTTTTTAGCTTCTTCAAACAAGTCGTCATACACTTCTTCTGAAGTCCAGCCTTCGTATTTAAAGTCTTGGAAGCAATCTACAATACTGGGTTTTTCACCAATACGATCACGTACTAGTAGATTATTAACAATGTAGTCTGCGGCAATGTTGTAAAGTTTAGGATCACGATCATCTCGACGACCTAAGTGATCAAATACACAGTGCAAAATTTCGTGTGCAATAACAAACTCAATTTCTTTATTGTTCATTGCATTAAAGAACTGAGTGTTAAAGTACAAATTGCGTCCGTCTACTGCGGCAGTAGGACACCATTCGTCGGCTGCTTGAATACGCAGACGTGTTGCCATATTACCAAAAAACGGATGGCGTAGTAGTAAACCTACACGAGCAATAATAATGCGGTCAAGTACATCCTTGCGCATTTCGTCTAGTTCTGCTTCAGTGATATCTGGATTAGGTTCCCAGTTTTTTAGCTTACTTGCTGTATCTTTAGTAGACATATTGTACCTCTTATATCAGTGCTTAACATTAATATAACATATTTAATAAGATTGTCAACCTCAAATAGAAAAAATGGGCAGCCTAGACCACCCATTTTAACCAAATTACACCGCTTGTGCCGCTTTAATATACTTACCATATCGGTTATGGAATTCATCAAAACATGCAACTTCGTCTGGATCAATTGGCAACGCATACTGCGTAAGTGCTAATTTAATACCCATAACAACTAATTCTGTTTCGAAGTTATCCATTGCAAAGCGCAAGAAGTTATTAACTTTTGAATCAAACTTCTTATCATTTTTGTCTGACGATTCTTTTAGTTCGTAGCAAAGACTAACAGTCAGTGAATACATGGCACTGATTTCTGACGTGTTCATCTCTTTTACCTTACCTGCAAGAATGTCAGTAGGATTAGGCATGCTAGATGCAACTTTGCGGTGTGCCATAAACTTGACGCCTAAACCTTCACCAACAGAACCTGCTACCAAGTCAGTGGTTGTGTTATCGTCAAGTTTGTCATCTAGCAATTCGCTTACAAAACTCCACGAGCGTGGTGTTGCAAACGAACGGCTGGCTGACTTAGGATCAAAGTCGTACAAGTCTTTTTTAGAAAAAGTCAAGTAGCCAACTACATCCTTGTGAATGTTGTTATCAACGGCCCACTGGAACCAATCGTCAAAGTCGACAGCCAATTCAATGTGAACAAAGCGATTAGCTAGTGGTGACGGCATCCGGTATGTGACACCTTTATCCGCTTCACGGTTGCCCGCTGCAACGATGATAACATTGTCTGGCAATTTGTATTGCCCGACACGACGATTCAAAATCAACTGATACGCTGCCGCTTGTACAGCAGGAGCAGCCGAATTCATTTCGTCAAAAAATACAACAATATTGTCATATTTTGCTGCCAGTTCTTCATCTGGCAGTTCTGCTGGAGCACCCCATGTCATTTTAACATTTGTACTGTCAAAATATGGAATGCCTTTAATATCGGTTGGATCCCAAAGGCTCAACCGAATATCGATTAATAGTGAATTACTTAGGCTATCGGTAATCTGTGCAACGATGTCACTTTTACCAATGCCTGGAGGACCCCACAAAAATACTGGACGCTTTTTAACCATAGCATGGCGTAATGCGTTTTTTGCTTTGTTGGGTGATACTGTGCGAATTACTTCTGACATTTTGTATTCCTTTTCTAATCAGTGCCTATGTTTTACTTTACTACAGTTTCGTGGTGTTGTCAAGTAATAAGAAACCAAATAATTGCACCAATTACAATTAACCAAAAAACGCTGACTACTTCATTGTCAAAAACTTCATTGCTTGTGACTTTTTGTACGCAGTGTGGACATACTTTTGCACCAAGCGGTTTGTCTTGATAACACTTTGGACATTGTACACTCATCATAGTGAATACTCCTTATAATTAACAATAGCGGCAATTTCTTTGATAAGTTTTTTGCCATAATCTGTAAACAAGATTCCTTGCTGCCAAACAAAATGTTCAACATCTTGGCTGTGGTAGAAAGTTTCTTGCTCTACAATCCATTTGAGTGCAGTAGTGCGGTCGCCAGCGCCGATTGCAATAACATCTTGCACACGGTCTTCGAACTTGGCAACGTCTGCTGCCTCTTGAACTTTTTCTTCTGCCCAAGCCTGTTCCATGTCACGGCACATCGTATCCCAGCACTCTTGCTTTTCTGCAGGTGTATATGTAGACCAGTCATCAAAGAAACGCTGCGATGGACGGAAGCCATAAGCGTCTTTGTGTAGATCTGAAATAACATCATCGCTGTATGTAAACATTGTATTGCCCTTTGTGTATTTGCCCTATACATACACTATAGCACGAGTGCGCTATAGTGTCAACCTTTATTTTCCTAAAAGTGCATCTAAAACAATAATACCAAGCAATACATTTAGTGCATCGTTATTATTATTGTTATGATTATGATTATGATTGTTGTAGTTTGTTCGACGATTATTTAAACGGTCGTGTACTGGATCACCTACAACTGGAGGATCTGTTTGAAGTCCTCGGTCATTATAATACGAACGTGCCATATGATGGCAGTGCCACATACCTCGCCATCCGTCTGTGGTGCCATAATGACAGCCTGCTTGATTTAAATAACCTGGATCTGCATGTGCAGCAGTTCCAGTAAGTGCAAGTGCTAATAATAAATGTTTCATTTGTGCCTTCTGTGCCTATTACGTTTAACACTACAATAGTACATTAAACTCAGAAGGTCAACCTCTTTTTTTTAATTTTATAGAAAAACTTCCGGGATTATGTTTGGTTTGAACACATTCCTTAATGCGTATGTGATTATCGGCCCACGTATGTATTTCACGCATCATAGCACCTTGTCCTGTAATAACATGGCATTTCTTATATCCTTCGAGATATGCTTCTTCTATTTGCTGATTGAAATGCCGCCAGCCGTTTTGGATATGCAATCCGTGTAGATCAATTCTCATCTTTCTTTGACCTTGACATTGCTTTAGTTAGTCCGTACTTGCGTAGATCGCCGCTAAACAATCCTAGTTCAACAGCCTTGCGCTCGTTGGTGACTGTAAGACTTCGGGCTGTTAAATAGTAAGGACAATCGATAAACTTATCAAGATGTATTATAATCTGTGTAGTTATAGGAACATCTCTTGGATAAGGTATATCGTATGTTTGTATGCCTATTTGGTTTATGATATCAAAGCCGTCTTCGGTGAGTCTTAATCCACCTACATCCTTCTGTCTTGTATTATACCACCATAATGGCATATGCTCTTTTACACTAAGATCATTATAACTTTTTCCTAATTCTTTTAAAAAAAGTTTTGTGTAAGTTATTTTATTCATTATTGTAGTTTTTCACCTGCTGTTAATTTATAAACAGCAAATGCATCTGTATTAAACATATCGTTTAATTTTTTTGATAAGTTATAAGCATGTCCTGGATTTGAAAAACTAGTTTTTTTATATTTAGGTCCAGGATACCCTGTTAGGCTATTGCTACTTTTTAAATTAAATGGTCTATCTTGGTAGAATACAGCCCAAATTGCTTCAGCGTCTAAAACCTGTTCGCACTTATATGTCACCTTATTTGTATATTCTAATTTAATTTTAGGCTTTGGTCGACTCATATGCGTGATTCCTTATATTAACTACGCATATATTTATCTTTTTTACCAGGCACCCGAATCCATATTTATTTCTATAGTTTGATCTTGATTAAGTTTTTCAATTTTTTTATCTAAAACTTCTTCTAAATCTCCGTGTAATCTTGCCATAACTTCGCCTAACGTAAATGCAAGAGTCTTTGCTTGTGCAATATCTAGTCTAACTTCTTTTGCTCTACCTTGTTCAGCAACTTTTACTATTTGAATAAGTTGCTGAATAGGCATTGTGTTAATCGGATCTGTTGACATGATTTAGCGCCATTTTCATTTCTAGTTCTGTTTTATACGGACCCATGTATTCATTGCGCTCAACAGTAATTAACTTTGGACAATAACTCTTTAACCAATTAACATTAAATTTAATCAAGTAGTATCCTGCACAATATACACTTTTTGATTTTTGACTTTTAGTAAACAAAGGTAATTTACGCTGTATATCAAACATACTATTATAAGGCATTGTTCTAGTAGGATAACCGTGAACATCTTTAGTAGTATTGCCTGTGGTATCTTTGATATTTGCAACTAAGAAATTGCTACCATATGTTTTCTTAAGTTGTCTTTCAGTTTTATATAGATCAATTTTACCTGCACTATTTACAACAAAGCCTTCTTCGTTTTTGCTAAGAGTGCCTATTTTTACACCTTCTTGTTCAACAATCCAAAATTTATCTTCTAATACCGGTTTAGCTTTAAAGTTCATTTATACCTCGCTTGTAATGGTTCTGCATACTGTGCCGCCTGATCTGCAATACGTTGCATATCCCATTTAGCACAAAACTTCAAAAGACGCATTCCTACTTGCGATACGTCTTTAGATACTGCATTCTCTGCAACAGTGTTATTAATTATCTCTCTAATGTCGTCGGGCTGTGCAGTTAAATCGCACAGTACAACATTACGTGTGTAGTCATCAAGCACACGATGCTCTACACCTTCATGATCAGTCCAACGCTGTAGCATCATGTTATTCCAATTGTAGCCTTTGTTGTCTTTGTCTGCAAATGCTTCAATAAGGCCCACTTTGTTCTTAGTGCCTTTCTTACGTACACCAGGGTATGCACTAAACACGTTGTCGCTAGTGTCGCCACGCATACACTTTTCAAACAACATAAATGCAGGATCGGGCGCAGGCTTAGGCTCTTTTGTTTTCTTGTCAATAACAGGCTCACGCTTCTTATCGTCAAAGTATCCTTCGTGTGTAATAATAGTATTACTAACACCGTTGTACTGTTGTACATTAGGTGCAATAAGTTGTGCAAAGTCGCCATCAGTACTAACAATAACATGATTATCATTAGGATGTGCTTGTACCCAACCAGCAATAAGATCATCTGCTTCAAGTTGCGGATGACGCATTACAGTACAGTTAGTCTTTGTACTTACAAAGTCTTTAAACTCATCAAACATTTCCCAAAACACTGTGTCTTCTTCTTGCTGTGTAGGCGTTAGTGCATCACGTGCTACTTGTCGATTGCGTTTGTAAGGCTCGTAATAGTCCTTGCGCCAGCTGCGTCCTTCTAAACAAAACACAACATGATCTGCCTTAAAGTCAGTCCATGCTTTCTTTACACTGTTGAGTGTAATATGTAGTGACATACCGAGTTTAGTGTCTAAGTCGCCACGTACTACATGCCTTGCACGAAAGAATGTGTTAGCTGTATCTACTAGAATATAAGTTGCCATTAGTTTGCCTTTGTGTAGTTTCTATATGTACGACTGTATACGATTTTATACGGTTTGTCAAGCATTA